CTCGAAGTTCAACCTGCCCAACGCAAGCCGCGCGCTGATCCGCGCGCGCGTGCGTCCCGTGCTGGCGCGCGTCCGCGCCGGCGAGCTTTCGATGCAGGAAGCAGCCCTCCTGACCCGACTGACGCGCGAATGCATTTCACGCTATTTGAAGCGCGGTTATGATCGCCTGCACGGCGATCCAGCCGCGCAACACGACGAGCGCCAATTGGACATGTTCCGAACCCGCGCCGACGCCGCCTGATCGCTTCGGCCCGCGGTTTCAGGTCGCCTGCCTACCCGGCAATAGCCATCCGCGCCGGCACTGCATGGCACGGTCGCCCAAATTCTGCAGCGTTTCAGGGTGCGCCGATGCACGACATGATCAGTATCGTCCTTTGGCGGAACCGTTTCCGCCCAGGTCGGCTACATTACGTGTCGGGTGGCAAGACCAGTTTCGAATGCGACTGCCTCGGCCGTTCGGCGGGCGTGTTCGACAGACTGACCGGCACCGTCCGCCGCGATCCGCTTGCCTGGCGCGGCAACACGCCGACCGGCACCTACGCTGAAACTTTTGTCAGCCACCTCGCGAAGCCAGTGCTCGGCATCGGCCGGCTCTGGATCGGCCTCGACCCCGTCGCCGGCCAGGCGCTCGAGGCGGAACGCCGCGGCCGCCGCGGCCTAGGCATCCACGGCGGCCGCGGCCACGGCCAGCTCAAGCCGACGCACGGCTGCATCCGGCTGCGCGACGGCGACATGGCCGCGCTCGCCCGCGTCGCCGGCAAGGCGCGCTTCACCGTCGAGATCGAGGAAGTCTAGCCCGTGGACCTGCTCGAGTTCGTCAAGGTGCTGTGGCCGATCGCCTCGACGATCACCCCGCTCATCCTCGCCGCCGGCTTCCTTTGGCTCCGTACCAAGTTCCCCTCCAGGGAGGAGGTCGAGAAGCTCTCCGCCAAGGTCGAGCAGCTCGACGGCAAGCTCGACGATCACGAGGTGCGCGTCGGCAAGATCGAGTTCGACCAGAAGTCGGAACCGACCCGCGCCGACCTCAATCGCGTGCAGACCGCGCTCGGCGAGCGCATCGGCGGCGTCGAGGCGACGCTCCGCGGCATGGGCCAGCAGCTCGGCCGCATCGACACCTACCTGCACACGCTGATCGACAAGGGCCTCGAACACAGAGGCGGACGGTGAACCCGCTGCTGCAGCCGCTCATCCGCCGGGCGATCGTCCAGATGCTCGCCGAAGTGGGCGGCGAGCACAACGACGAGGTGATCGCGCTGATGCTCGCCGGCCTCGGCCACCGCGTCGCCCGCCGCGATGTGCGCGATGAGCTCGAATGGCTCGCCGGGCGCGGCCTCGTCGCGCTCGACCGCGTCGACCCCTACCTCGTCGCCCGCGTGCTCGCCGACGGCCGCGACGTCGTCGAAGGCCGTCTCGTTGTCGACGGCGTTTACAAATATCGGCTCGGCGACTGATGCCCCGCAAAGGCAGCATCGACCGGCTCCCCGCCGAGATCCGCACCGCCGCCGACGCGGCGCTGAAGCGCGGCGCCACGATCGATGAGGTCGTTGCCGTCCTCGGCGACCTCGGCGCCGAGGTCTCGCGCTCCGCCGTCGGCCGCTACGCGCAGCGCTGGTCGCGGCAGATGGAGAAGATGCGCGAGATCGAGGTGGTGAGCCGGGGGTTCGCGGCCGAGGTCGGCGGACTCGACGACAAAGCCGGCAAGCTCATCATCCAGATGGTACAGACGCTCATCGCTCATAACGTCATGCCGCTGATCGGCGAGGACGGCGAGGCGGAGAAGATGTCGCCGATGGACGTGATGCTGCTCGCGAAGGCGCTGCAGCACACCGTCGCGGCCGGCAAGATCGACACCGACCGCGATGCCAAGATCCGCGAGGAGGGCCGCAAGGCCGGCCTCGACCAGGCGGCGAAGGCGGCGGGCGACGCCGGCCGCCGGGCCGGCGCCGACGCCAGGACCATCGAGACCATCAAGCGCGAGATCCTCGGCCTGAAGGCCGACTGAACAGGTTTTTCAACGCCGCTGCGGCGGCACGGAAAGAGGAGCACGAGGTCATGAGTTGGGAAACGATCGAAATGGTTGGCGCCCCCAGTCGGCCATCCACCCCCCCACGCGGGGTTAGGGTCTCGACGCGGGCCGCGATGAAGGGCCTGCGCTACATCAGCGTGAAGGTCGGGAAGGAGCTGGCGAAGGCGGCAAGGTTCCATCTCGACCAGCAGCGGGTCCGGCTGATGTTCGGTGCGGGCGAGGACGCCGGCCGCATCGCCGTCGCCGTGGACATGTCGGGCGACTTCCTCGCCAAGCGCCAGAACTCGGGCGAGTACAACATCGTCATCAACCGGCACACCGCCGAGAATCTGTTCAGCCTCGACTTTCCGCCGTTCACCCAGGAACGCTGCGAGGCGATCGTCCCCGAGAACGGCCAGCCGCCCAGGTTCATCTTCAAGGCGAGCCCCGAAATGCTGGCGGTCGAGGACTGAGGCGTGAAGCACCACCGCCCCAACAACGCACGCGCGGCAAAACACCTGCCCGAGCCTTACGACTGGTATTGCGAGAACGAATGGCCGGTCGAGGCGCTGCTGCGCTACGTCGCGTTCGAGGGGCTGGTGTACGACCCAGCCTGCGGCCGCGGCAACATCCCCCGGGTGTTCGCGGCCGCCGGCTTCGAAACGCACGCCTCCGACCTCGTCGACCGCGGGCTCGAAGGTGCCCACCAGCTCGACTTCCTCGCCGCCGCCTCGGCTGCCTTCCGCGTCCCCAACGTCGTCACCAACCCGCCGTACAGCTACGTCGATGGCATCGCCGAGGCGTTCGCGCGCCGCGCGATCGAGATCGCCACCCGCCGCGTCGCGCTGCTCGTGCCGCTGAAGTGGCTCGCCTCGATCGGCCGCTGGCGGCTGTTCACCGAGCACCCGCCCGAGCAGATCCTCGTCCTCTCGGAGCGGCCGTCGATGCCGCCCGGCAGCAAGATCGCCGCGCTCGGCCGCCGCGCCTTCAAGGGCGGCAGCCAGGACTTCGTATGGATGGTCTGGAACACCGCCGCGCCGGCCGCGCCCGGCTACACCCGCACCGTCTGGATCGAACCCCGGGCGGAGTCGGTCAGGAGGCCGCGCCGCCCGTGAGCCGTCAGACCTACCCGCTCGTCCGCTTCGCCGGCGATCTTCCCGGCAGCGAGGTGGTCATCGCCGGCGCCTCGCCCGCGCCGGCCGACGCGGTCGCCGAGCTTGCGCTGATCATCTTCACCTACGCCGTTACCCGGGGCTTCCGCCGCATCGCGCTCGAGCGCAGCCGCGTCGGCCTCTCGGGCTCGCGTTACCTGATGTTCGACGACGCCCACGGCCGCCGCTGGAAGCTTCGGATCTCGGAGCACCGCCGACGCGCGCGCCCCAACTTCGCGCCGGCGCACTTCGACCTCACCTCGCTCGACGGCCGCAGCGGCCTTGCCGAGGCTAAGGCCTTCCTCGACGAGGTCGCTGCCGGCACCCGCCCTTGGGCAGAGGTTGATCTCAAACCAAAGACTCGGCCCTTCTCCGAGAAGGCGAGGTCGCGCTTCCCGAAATATTTCCGCGCTGGGAAGCCCCAGCCGTGAGCGACCTTCCGACCGTCCTTTTGCCCTACCAGGCCGAAGCCATCGCGCTCAGCCACCGTCATGACCTGTTCGTCGTCGAGAAGTCGCGGCGCACCGGGCTCACCTACGGCTTCGCTGCCGACGCCGTGCTCACCGCCGCCGCCGAGTACCGGCCGCAGGACGTATTCTACATCGCCTACAACCTCGACATGACCCGCGAGTTCGTCGGCTACTGCGGCGATTTCGCCAAGGCGTTCAACCAGGCCGCGACCTTCTCGGACGAGTTTCTGTTCGACGACGGCTCGGAGGAGGGAATCAAGGCGTTCCGCGTCGACTTCCCGAGCGGCAAGTCGATCGTCGCGCTATCCTCCAAACCCCGCTCGCTGCGCGGCAAGCAGGGCGTTGTCATCATCGACGAGGCCGCCTTCCACGACCAGCTCGAAGAGCTGCTGAAGGCCGCGATCGCGCTCCTGATGTGGGGCGGCCGCGTCGTCGTCATCTCGACCCACGACGGCGCCGACAACCCGTTCAACGAACTGATCGAGAACATCCGCGCCGGCAAGCGTCAGGGCGCCGTCTTCCGCATCGACATCGAACAGGCGCTGGCGCAGGGCCTCTACAAGCGCATTTGTTTGCGGGCCGGAAAGCCGTGGACGCCGGCGGCCGAGGCGGCGTGGCTCGAAAGCCTGAAGGCGACGTACGGCGAAGCCGCCGACGAGGAGCTCTACTGCATCCCCGCGCGCGGTTCGGGCACCTATCTCGCGCGCGCCGCGATCCTCGGCGCGATGAGCGAGCGCCATGAGGTCATCCGCATGCGCTGCCCCGACGACTTCGTCACCTGGCCGCAAGCTCGCGCCGCCGACTGGGTCGGCGAGTGGTTCGACGAGACCCTGAAGCACCGCCTCGCCGCGCTCGACCCGCGCCGGCGCAGCTATTTCGGCCAGGACTTCGCGCGCTCCGCCGACCTCACCGCGATCGCCGTCGGCCAGCTCGACGCGCTGCTCGTGCTGCAGGTGCCGTTCATCCTAGAGCTGAGGAACGTGCCGTTCCGCGAGCAGGAATGGATCCTGTCGTCGATCATCCGTAGGCTGCCGCTGTTCACCGCCGGCAAGATGGACGCGCGCGGCAACGGCCAGAGCCTCGCCGAGGCGATGCAGCGTGACTTCGGCGCCGACCGCATCGAGCCTGTGATGTCAACGCAGGGCACCTATTTGGACGGCTTCCCGAAGCTAAAGGCGCACATCGAAGCGCGAACGATCGTGCTGCCGCGCGACGAGGCGGTGCTCGACGACCACCGGATGGTGAAGCTCGTCCGCGGCGTGCCGATGATCCCCGATCGCTCGGCCGACAAGACCGACGGCGCCAAGGGCCGCCGCCACGGCGACACCGCGATCGCGACGATGATGCTCACGCTAGCCGCTGCCGAGGACCTCGCGCCGATCGACCTTCACACGCTCCCCGACCGGCGTCCCTCGGCCGACGATTACGACTTCACCGCGCGCGGCTTCGGCACCGTCGGCCGCGCCTCCTCCGACCTGGACATCTGAACCATGGCCCGTCCGAAGCTGCCCCCCGCCGACCTCCGCTCCGAGATCGCCACCACCGGCGACGGGCGCGACATCACCCAGCCGTTCATCGCCGAGCTGCAGGAAGCGCGCGACCCGCTGCTGATGCAGTCGGTCGACTGGGGCGTCTACAACCGCATCTTCCGCGACGACCAGGTCAAGTCGACCTGGCAGCAGCGCGTCGGCGCCGTCGTCAGCCGCGAGTGGGACGTGTTGCCCGGCGGGGACGCGGCGCAGGATGCGGAATGCGCCGAAGCGCTAAAGAAGAACCTCGCCGAGATCGGCATCGATCGGCCGACCCAGAAGATGCTGAAAGCCATCTTCAACGGCTATGCCGTCGCCGAGCTGATGTGGGGCTACAAGCACGGCCGCATCGCCTTCACGCGGATCCACGTGCGCAACGCCCGCCGCTTCCGCTTCGACGCCGACGGCCAGCTCCGCCTCCTGACCCGCTCCAACATGAAGGGCGAGCTGCTGCCGGCGAGGAAGTTCTGGGTGCTCACTGCCGGCGGCGAGGACGACGACGAGGTCTACGGCCGCGGCCTCGCCTGGTGGCTCTACTGGCCGACTTTGTTCAAACGGAACGGCATCAAGTTCTGGCAGACCTTCCTCGACAAGTTCGGCACGCCGACCGCGAAGGGCACCTTCCGCCCCGGCACGCCCAAGGCGGAGATCGACAAGCTGCTCGCTGCGCTGATGGCGATCTCCACCGACTCGGGCTTCGTCGTCCCCGAGGGCATGGCCGTCGAGCTGCTCGAGGCGGCGCGCTCGGGCACCGCCGACTTCGCCCAGCTCTGCCGCTACATGGACGCGGCGATCGCCAAGGTTATACTCTCGCAGACGATGACCACCGATGACGGGGCCTCGCTTTCCCAGGCAAAGGTGCACAGCGACGTCAAGCTTGAGGTGGTAAAGGCCGACGCCGACCTCCTCTGCGAGAGCTTCAACGCCGGCCCCGCCACCTGGTGGCGCGACCTCAACTTCCCCGGCGCCGCCACGCCGCGCCTCGTCCGCCACGTCGCCGAGGAGGCCGACCTCAAGGCGCTCGCCGACACCGACGCCGTCCTCAAATCAATCGGGTGGGAGCGTAGCACCGAGAGCTTCAACGACACCTACGGCGACGGCTACGAGAAGACGGCGCAGCCCGAGCCTGTCGGCCCGGCGCTCACAGCGGGCTGGAAAGCCGGAAAGCGGGGCGCAGCCACAGACAATAAAACTGGGGTCGACCCCAGGTTGACGCGGGGTGATCCCGCTGTTCATGACCTCTCATCGCGGGCGCAGTCGAGGGACGAGCTACGCCGCTTCGCCGCGGGCGACCCGAAGACGCTCTACGTCACTCGCCGCGTCGAGAACGCCGCCGACATCATCGACTGGGCGAAGAAGGCCGGCATTCGGAATCTCAAGCCCGCCGACTCGCTGCACGTCACCGTCGCCTTCAGCCGCCGCCCGCTCGACTGGATGACGATCGAGCCCGAATGGAACCAGCACGACGACGGCCGCTACCTGGTCCAGCCTGGCGGCCCGCGCCGCCTCGACCTGATCGCCCCCGGCGGGCCGGCCGTACTGCTGTTCAACGCGGAGAGCCTGCGCTGGCGCCACCAGCGCATCCTCGATGCCGGCGCCAGCTGGGACTGGCCCGACTACCACCCGCACGTCACGCTCTCCGACGACCCCGGCGTCGACCTCGGCTCGATCGAAGCCTACCAGGGGCCCATCCGCCTTGGTCCCGAGCGCTTCGAGGAGATCGACGAAGGCTGGAGCGCCTGGGACCGCATCAAGCGCTTCGCCGAAAGCCAGGCCGCCGCGCGCGCTGCGGTCGATGATATCGAGGCCTCCGCCGACCTCCTCGCCGACGAAGGCTGGCAGGCCGTCATGGAGCCGCTGCTGAACCCGCTGCTCGAGCAGATCGGCACCGCCGCCTCGATCGACGAGGCGCGCCGCGTCCTCGCCGACGGCATCACCGCGATGTCGACGGAAGCGCTCACCGAAACGCTCGCCCGCGCCGGCTTCGCCGCCCGGTTTCTAGAGGAAGCGAAAGGAGACGAGGACAATGGATAATCACCACCGCAGGATCGCGGGCTACCGCGAGTTATTACAGGCCGAGATCGACCTTATGAACGAGATCAAGGCACAGGAAGCGCGCTTCAACGGCCTGATCGATCGCCTGCGCGCCACCGGAGGCATCGACCAGCGCCAGGTGTCGATCGCCCAGACTGACGGGCAGAGCGCCTTCATGCGCGCCGTCCGTGCTGTGGCTCAGCCCGAGCGGAGGGTCGCATGAGCGATCCGGAGGAAGTCCAGGAGGCCAGCGATATCGCCCCGCTTTCCGCTGGCGAGTACGCGATCGTCGAGGTGCTCGGCCACCGCACCATCATCGGCCGCGTCACCGAGGTCGAGCGGTTCGGTTCGAAGCTCATGGCAATCGAGCCGCTGTTCAAGGGCGATCTGCTGCCGCCGGTACTGATCGGCGGCGGCTCGATCTACCAGTTCACACCGTGCTCGGCCGAGGTCGCTTTGCACCGCGCCCCGAAAAACGATTGGCAGCTGCCCGCAAGCATCCGCGCCGCCAAGCGCCATATTGAAAAGCTCGGCCAGATCAAGGCAAAGGCGTCATGAGCGCCTGCCCCGCCCGCTGCGCACGGCCATCAATCAGACGTGGCGCGCACGCCAGATGAGCGCCTACGTCGCCAACGTGCAGCAGGCGCAGGAGCTGCTGCGGTCCGATGGCTGAAGACCCGCCCACCGTCCGCCAGACCTTCGGCCTGCCGCCCGCCGACACCGTACGCGCGTGGGAGCAGCGCACCGAGCTTCGGACCACCGTCCGCTGGTCGGAAATGTGGGCGGACGAACACGCGCGCGCCTTCACCGTCGCCAAGGTCGCCCGCCTCGACCTCCTGCAGACAATCCGCGAATCGCTCGACGACGTGGCGAGGAACGGCGGCACATTCGAACAGTGGCAGGCGCGCCTCCGCCCCGAGCTAGAGAAGGCCGGCTGGTGGGGCCGCGTCCAGGACCGCTCGCTCACCGGCACCGGCGAGGCGGTGTTCGTCGGCCCGCGCCGGCTGCGGACCATCTACCACACCAACATGCGTGTCAGCCGCGCGGCCGGGCATTGGGCGCGCATTCAGCGCGTAAAGGATATCCGCCCGTTCCTCCGCTACGTCACCGTCGGCGACCACCGCGTGCGGCCCCAGCACCGCCTCTGGGGCGGCCCGCCCGGCAAGCCCACCATCCTACCCGTCGACCATCCTTGGTGGGCCGAGCATTTCCCGCCGAACGGCTGGAACTGCCGCTGCACCGTCGTCCAGCACGACCAGGCCGACCTCGACCGCCGCGGCTGGCAGGTATCCGATTCGCCGCCGCCCGAAGGCCCGCCGCGGCGCTTCCGCCGCGCCGGCGGCAGGGGCATCGAAACCGTACCCGATGGCT